ATGAACCAGTGGAGAGTAACCGGCCCGCCACGCTTCGTTGAAGGCGTCGGCATGGTCTACCCGGTGGCCAAAGGTGGCAGCCGGTTTAATGCTGCTGAGCAAGACGAGCTAGAGGCGCTGTTGGCTGGGTGGATAAGCGTTGAGGAGAGGCTTCCGGAGAATGGGCAAGAGGTGCTGGCGTATCGCAAAGGTAAGCGAAAGGAGCTGGGTCCGTTCTTCGTTCAGCGCTGCGGAAACCCTCACCGGCCCTGGCGCTATCTGGACGGCGACCGCTGTGATGTGACGCCAACTCACTGGATGCCCCTGCCGCCACTGCCGCAGAAATAAGAAAACCCGCTCCTGCGCGAACAGGTAGCGGGCCGTTCATCGATCCATCGCAAAACGAATCAATGAGGAGGGTAACACCATGTTGCTTAAAAGCGAATGCTCAGAACATCAGTTTAAGTGTAGAGGCGCTGGATACGGCTACCTGCAACACCGAGGTAAGCAGGTTTTGGCTCATCGTCTCGCTTACTGCCAGGCCAACGGCCTAGACATTTCAGATATAGATGCGCAGGTAGTTCGTCACAAATGCGACAACCCAAAGTGCGTCAATCCAGAGCACCTGGAGTTAGGAACGCAGGCTGACAATATAGCCGATATGCACTCAAGAGGTCGCGGGCTTAAAGGAGAGATGATTGGTAATTCAAAGCTGACAGATGAACAAGCGGAAGAGATAAGGCGTCTCTACAAGCCTCGCTCAAAAGACCGCAATCAATACCAGCTAGCCAAGAGGTTCGGCATAACCCAGTCACAAGTCAGCATGATAATTACCGGCAAGCGACGCAAACATCAATCAGGAGATGCAGCATGAGTCAATCAGCCCAAGTACATCAGCACCCAAGCCAACAGGTGCAGGCCACGAACCCATTTCAGGCAATGGCCAGCCGTATTAGCGTCGACCCTGACACTGTCCAGCAGATCATGACCAACACGCTGATGAAGGCGAAAGGCGGCAACCAACAGGTCAGCCATGAAGAGCTGATGGTCTTTATGTCCATTGCCAACGAGTACCGTCTTAACCCGCTAACAAAAGAGATTTACGCGTTCAATAATCGCGGTGCCATTCAGCCCATTGTCAGCATAGACGGCTGGCTAAAAGTCATTAATACCCACCCGCAGTTCGATGGCATGGAGTTTGATGACAAGCTGAACGATAACGGCGGACTAATGGCGATCACTTGCCGCATTTACCGCAAAGATCGGGGACGCGCCACCGAGGTCACTGAGTATCTGAGCGAATGCCAGGGTAACTCTGAGCCATGGAAGAAATGGCCAGTCCGCATGCTGCGCCACAAGGCCACAATTCAGTGCGCCCGCTACGCTTTCGGCCTCTCTGGGATTATCGACGAGGACGAGGCCGACCGCTACCGCAGCGCCAACGTTGAGCGGGACGTTACGCCGCAGCGTGAGGCGTTGGAGTATTACAGCGACGTCGACTTTAAGAAGAACTTCCCCACTTGGCAGTCCGCCATTGAGTCAGGTAAGCGCACGCCCGATCAGATTATCGCCATGGTCAGCAGCAAGGCGATTCTCACCGACGAACAGAAGCAAGCCATTAACGAGGTGCAGGCATGAACATCCATGACGTAGTTCAAGGCTCAATCGAGTGGGGCGCGCTACGCGCCTCTTGTTTTACGGCTAGCGAAGCACCGGCAATGGCGGGGGTCAGCAAGTACCAGTCACGATCTGACCTGCTCAAGCAGAAATACACAGGCGAAGTGCCGGAGATAACGCCAGCGCAGCAGCGCATCTTCGACAAGGGCCATGCCGCCGAAGCCAGCGCACGCCCGATTGCCGAGCGCATCATCGGTGAGGAGCTCTACCCCTGCACCGCCACCCACGACGAGCACCCATGGATGCTAGCCAGCTTCGACGGCTGCACCATGATGGAAACGGTGATCTGGGAGCACAAACTGGCGAACGACGAGCTGCGCACCGCCACCGCCGAAACGCTGCCCGAGCATTACAAGGTGCAGATGGACCAGCAGCTAGCCGTCAGCGGTGCCGAGAAGTGCCTATTTATGGCTAGCGACGGAACCGAGGAGGATTGCAACTGGTTCTGGTACACCACCACGCCGGAGCACATCGCGGCGCTGTTTGCAGGCTGGGAACAGTTCAAAGCGGATCTGGAAGCCTACCAGCCCCAGGCGCAAACGGTCGCGCCGCAAGGCGAAGCGCCGGACAAGCTGCCCGCGCTCAGCATCCAGATGACGGGTGGCGTGCAAGCCAGCAACCTGCCCGACTTCAAAGCCAAAGCGCTGGCGATGATCGACGGCCTCAAGACGGAGCTAGTCACCGATAAGGACTTTGCCGACGCAGATAGCACGGTTAAATGGCTGCAGAAAGGCGAGAAGCAGCTAGAAGAGAGCAAACAGCGTGCGCTTGAGCAGACCGCTAGCATTGCGGAGCTGTTCGATACCATCGACGAGCTGCGCGAAACGATGCGGCAAAAGCGGCTCTATCTGAACAAGCTGGTGAAGGCGGAGAAGGAAAACCGACGCATCGAGATTCAGCTCAATGCGGCTGCAGCGTTTGATGCCTTTCTTGCCAAGCTGGATTGCCCGTTAGAGCCATCGCACAGCCTGGATATTGCAGGCGCGATGAAAGGCAAAAAGACCATCGCCACCCTGCAAGCCGCCGCCGATGACGAAGTAGCCCGCGCCAAAGTTGAATGCCAGCAGCTAGCAAACGAGATCAATGGCAACAAGGCGCTGCTAGATGCCGAGCAAGGCGAGTATGCCTTCCTGTTTAGCGATTGGCGCGACCTGATTCAGAAACAGCGCGACGACCTGCAGGCGGTGATTGCTGCCCGCATCGCCCAGCACAAGGCAGCCGAGCAAGCCAAGTTTGATGAAGAGCGCGAACGCATCCGCCAGGAGGAAGCGGCCAAGGCGCAGCGTGACGCCGCCGAGGCAGAAGCCAAACGCCAAGCCGAGGAAGCTGAGAAGCGCAAGCCAGAACCGCAGCCAGAGCCGGAACCACTGCCCGCCGCTGCCGAGCATAGCGCGCCGAACTATTCCGGCGTTGACTATGCAGCCGGAAAAGACAGGACGGTTAGCGCAAATATCGACACCAGCCGCATACATGCCGCCGTCGACTCATTCCAGCGTGGCAGCCAGGTGAAAGCGCCCGAGCAGGTGACGATCAGCCGTAAGGAGTACGACCAACTGCTAGCCGCCCAGGCCATGCTCGACGCACTGAAAGCCGCAGGCGTAGATAACTGGTCTGGATACAGTGATGCAATGGCCGAGCTAGAAGCGGCTTAACAACCACTAGGCCCTACGGGGCCTTTTCTTTTGGAGTATTTATGGCTCGCGGATTAAACGAATGCAGGTTCATCGGCAATGTTGGGCAGGATCCCGAGGTGCGCTTTACCCCCGGAGGCACGCCTGTTGCGAATCTTAGCTTGGCCGTTAGCGAAAAATGGCGAGACAAGCAAAGTGGGCAGGTGCAGGAAAAGACCGAGTGGGTGCGGCTGGTCGCGTTTAACAAGACTGCCGAGATTATCCAACAGTACGTCACTAAGGGCTCAAAGCTGCATGTGTCTGGAAAGATGCAGACGCGCAAATGGCAGGATCAGAACGGCCAAGACAAGTACAGCACCGAGATCATCATTAACGACATGATCATGTTGGATGGAAAGCCTCAAGGTGGGCAGCAAGCGCCTCAGGCTGGCTACCAGCAGCCGCAAGGAGGTTACCCGCCACAAGGCCAGCAGCGCCCACCTCAGCAGCCTACCAATTCAGGCTATGGCGCGCCGCCGCAAGGCCAGGGCCTGCCTCCTAATCACCCCGGCAACTTCGATGATTTCGATGACGAAATACCTTTTAGTTGATGCCTGACTGGGGCGCTCAAGTACCAGCAATGTAAAACTTAACGCCTAATTGTGGAAGCAACCCCAGGATGCGGTGGGGGCAATAACCGCACCAGCTTGTGCAACACCGCTCCTTAACGCGACTACCCGCATTGCGTGTGCGGATGCGCGGCACTGCACTTGCAGTAGGGTTGTGAGCAAGCCGTAAGCCGCCGCGTCAGTGCGGCAACTATGGGAGGTGTTATGAACTGGATAGACGAAATTGAATACCTGGGCGAGCTAGGTAGCCGCGCTAACGATGTAACCAGCGCGGCTTTTTTGTGGGAGCAACACATTGAAAGCCTCAACTAAACGCTGCCCTAGGTGCGGCAGCCAGCGCCTACGCCTCTACCGATCGATCAACGAGAAGCAGTGTGACCGCTGCCTGCACCGCTTCGACTGGCACCTGGAGCCCGGCCAGCAGCCGCTGATCGGCCCGAGCCGCGACCGTTACATCATTACTGGAGATAATCATGAGCGAATTTGAAATCGCCAGCGATGAGCTGGCTAATCAGTTATGCCAGCGCATAGAAGAACTGGAACACGAAAAATCAGCCGTGCTGGCTGAAAACGACGCGCTGACCGCTGAAAATATAGAGCTGCGCAAAGAGCTGGCCGAGCAGGCGAAACAACTGGCAACGATGAGGGCGGCGTGATGGGCATTAAGCAGAGAACAATCACTGAGGTTACTTGCGATATTTGCGGTAAAGAGTGCGGTGAGAGCGACGGGGTTATTAGGGCGCGAGTAAATAACGGCGATGGTCGTGACGTTGGGCCTGCTTATATCACTGCCGAACTGAGATTCAGCCAGCCGTATGGTGTTACCAACGGGCTTATATGCCCAGCGTGTAAGCTGAAACACCTTGAAACCTATGTTTCTAAGTTGCGCGAGCAATTAGAGGGCTGATCAAAATGACACCAATGGAGCGAATAGAGGGCGAGTTGAGCGACGCACAGAAGCGCATCGCCGAACTGGAGCGCCGCAACGTAGGGCTTGTTAAGGAATGCCAGGCACAGCAAGAGCAGATCACCGAGCTTAAAAACGCGCTGACGCGGCAAGCTGGAGCAGCCAAAACGGGCATGGACGCAGCCAAGAAGCACGGCTCGCACATGGAGTCCGAGGCAAAGCGACTGCACGCAGAGTGTAACCCCGAAGCCTTGGAAAGCGAGCGAGAGGCAAACGCCAAGCTAACGGAGCTGGTGGCCGAGCTAGAGTGCGAGCGGGACGCCTACCGAGCTGCCGAGGAAATGCAGGTGGCGTTGCGGCAGAAGGCGGAGGAGCGCGAGGCGGCGCTGGCGGCGCATGTGGAGCGGCTAGACGCCCTCTCAGGGCGGGTGCTGCATGAGTGCCCAAATTGGGCAGATAGCCCGCAGTCAATTTTCCTTGAGATGCTGGCAGAGCTGAGGGGGGAGTCTCCCGCCACCGCCCTTACCCACCGCGACCTAATTAAGCAGGCGGAGGCGTTGGAACTTGTTAATTGTCAGTCAGGGCCGCAAGAAGATACGCCGCAGGAGGATGCGTTTGATGCCGGGTGGGACGCTGCTTTTGAACTTATTCGCCAGTTTGCATCAGAACTGCGCCAACAAGCCGAGGCGCTCAATGAATCACCAGCCTAAAGCCAGTATCTGCATGGCTTGCACCCGGCTACATGACAACTGCAGCCACCTGCCGTTTTCCACCATGCCCGCTATGAGCAAGAGCAAAAGCCGCATCATCGTGCGCTGCACTGAGTTTGAGCATGCTCGATCAGCTACCCAACGCCCGCCGCATAGCCGCGCTGGCAGTGCGTAGGCGCGTACCGGATACGCCACCGTGGCGATTATCGACAAGGTTATTCAAAGACTACCGCCGCTAATGAGCGGTTTTTTATTGCGAGGTGTTTATGACTCCACGTAGCGCATACGACATTCTGCGTAGCACTTGGCCGCCAGCAGCGCGGCGAATACTAAAGCGTGAATACACGCGATAAATAGCCGCCGCTGAGCGGCTTTTTTCCGCCCGGAGGATGTATGCAAAAGCCCCGACTGAGAAAGGACGGCAATTACTGGCGATGCTGGATGCCCGACGCCATGGACGGCACGATCAGCGTTAGCGGCGATACGACCACGGCAGCGCTGACTCGCTGCCTGTATGAGTATATGCACCGGCTGCAGCTTGATGGAGCGGCCAAAGAGCGAGCGCTATACAACGCCGTGCTGAATATCTGGCGAGAGGTGGACGGCAATATCGACGCCACAGCGCGGGAGATTCTAGTGCACACCGATAACGAGCGAGGCAACGAGATCCGCGAGAGCTGCGAGAAGATCAGCGCGATGGTTGATGAGGCTATTGAGGCGATGGAGTCATGATGGCAGAACGAAAACACCTAGGCCAAATGATGCTAGCCGACTGCCCGGTATGCGGTGGCAACGTCGCGTCGTCGTGGATCAATGATGGCGAAACCGACTCAGAGCGCGGTTATCTAGTCTCAGACTGGTGCAAGCGCGGGCTTTCAATTCGCACGATTGAGCGATACGAAGGCGACACGCTGCCGCCGCCGTGTACTGAGCGTTTGACGCATCGATAACAGCCGCCACCAGGGCGGCTTTTTACTGGAGATAAAGTAATGTCAGTAACCGAGCATAGAATACGAATGGCGTTTGGCTTTTTCCTTTTCTACACCCTGCGTTTCCTGCCCGGCAGTTGGTGGGTATGCAGCGGCTGGCTGCACTGGCTATTGCCGTACATGGGCTACTACGCCTATCACCCTAGTGGGCTCGGATGGAGAGAGCCGATGAAGCCAGGGGTCAACGAACATAAATGGTAACCGCCGCCCACGAGGCGGCTTTCTTTTGCCTGGGAGAATGCCATGCACCTATCTAAAGAAGATCGCGCGCGCTTTAGAAAACACCATATTTCAGGCCCATCTGCTGCCTGCTGGGAATGGCAAGCCGGGCTAAATAAGGATGGCTATGGGCGCTTCAAAGTCGGGAGCTACGACGAGCTTGCTCACAGGGTGTCATACACCATCCACCATGGCCCTATCCCTAATGATCGCCTGGTCTGCTACTCGTGCGATAACCCTGGCTGCGTTAATCCAAAGCACTTATGGCTTGGTAGTCACGGTGATAACACGCAAGACATGATGCGCAAGGG